GAATACCGGCTTGCCGTTCTCATCGCAGACGGATGCGGCGATCCGCCCCGCCACACCATCCACGCGCCCGTTTGCCGCCATCACGTCCGTCATGGCCGAGTGATAGCCCAGTGGGCGGATATAGACAGTGGCGCTGAATTCTTCCTCGCCCTGGTGCCAGGTGATTTCTTTTTCCACCGGGCGGCCGGTGAAGGCCCCGGCCTGTTTCAGTGCATCGAGTGTCAGTTTCATTAATCGCTCGCTTTAGGTACCCAGACCGACGCGCCGGAACGCTGGATGGTAGCGGAGGTGGTCACCACCGTGTTGGCGGAGAAGTCGAAGGGGAAGTCAGAGACATAACCACGGAAGACAAACCAGGTGCGGCTGTCCGGCAGCGTCAGCCCATCCACTGAGCCTTCTGCGCCCTGCGCGGCTGCCGTCGGTGATGCAGTGCCGTCAGACCAGCCCACCGCGAACGTCAGCTCTTCGTGGTCGTCTGAGTTTGCCAGGTTGTGCAGCATGATATGGCTGGCGTTTTCCGGGTCAGCATTCAGGCCCACTGTGGCCTGACCGGGCGTACGCAGGCCGACCTTATAGGTGCGGCTGTTCCGCTCAGAAAGACAGGTATCTTCAATCTGGTCCGCCGGGTTGCCGCCCGGTGAAAAACTGGTAATACATTCGATTTCACTTACCGCGCCCTGGGCGAGCACAAAAAACTGAGTGCCTTGCGTCAGTACAGACATGGGTTTCTCCGTGCATAAAAAAACCGGCACAGGGCCGGTGTTGAGGATTAACGTTTCACTATCCAGTCGACATCAAAGGAGTAGCGATAACGCCTGGTTTCGGGGTCTCTTTCCTGTCCGCCCCAGCGCGTGATATGCGCGTGCGGCTCAATGGCATCCCGCAGCGCGGTGGCCACGGCAATCACTTCATCCGGTGTATCAGCCCAGGCATCAACCTGTAGTACCCAGGTATCCGCATCCGGGCGCTGGCCGAGATAGTTCTCCGGCGCGCCGCTCACGTTCTGCCAGACAACATAGGGGTAAATGACGTTATCATCCTGCTGCCCGAACGGGTAAAGCCGCACCGGCGAATCGCCAATCAGCGCCCGTACAGCCGGACTGGATGCACAAACGGAAAACAGAGGTGCAATCACGATCCGCCCCCGTTTCGCCGCGCACGCCGCAGCGCCCGGTCGATGCTTTTTTCATATTCGATGGTGAACGTGGCGATCACCTCCTGCATGCGGGAGGTTGCCGCCGCACGTACCAGGGGCTTTGGCGACATTTTTTCGGTACCAAACTCCAGCAGACGCCAGTGCGGGGTGGGTGCATCGGCGGCGAGGCTGGGATTCTTTTTAAGCTTCGCGCCCTGCAGGATGCCTATCCTGAAGCCGGGATTACCGGTCTGTTTAAACAGCCTGCCGTTCCAGCGCAGCGCCGCGTTATCCGCAATGCTTCGGGCCGTTTGCGGATCATCAAGACGCAGGGCGTTGGCCTTAATCTGGTTCACAATAACGTTACCGGCCTTGCGCAGCGCGGCGCGTCCGCCCTTTCGCTTCAGGTCGTAATTCACCTCGTTGAGCTTCTGCTTCAGCGACTCAATACCGGTGATCTGAACTTCAATACCGTCAGCCATCGTTTACCCCCCGTGAGCAAGGTAGCGTGAGATACTCCCGACCGCTTTTGTCATCTTCCAGCACGCCGGTGATGTCGTAGATCCGCCCGCGATGTACGATGCGGTGTTTATCCGTGACATCCTCGCGCCAGCGAATGGTGATGCGCGTGGTGACTTCATTCTGCCCGGCCTGCGCCGCCACAAAGTCGCGCGCTGAAAGGTCGGTGACATTCGCCCACAGCTCAGCCACATCTGCCCAGCCACTGACGATCGCGCCCGTGGTCGGGCTTTGTGTTTTAACAGGCTTCTGCAGAATCACCCGCTTGTTCAGTTTTCCTGCCTGCATGGTTACCCCCGGGGCTTTCCGCTCAGATAGGTCTGCGGCATTAACCCGTCGTCGCCCTCATCATCAACCATCGACTGGTAAATCACGGCGACCAGGGCTTCATTTGATTCCGCCAGGCGGTTTATTGCGGCGGTCTGTTCCAACTGCGCTTTCGCCTGTGCCTCCAGCGCTTTCAGCAGTTCGTTTACCTGTTGCTCGTTCATAGGCAATAGCCATCCATTTTTTCAGCCACTCGCGGCGGCGTTCGCAACCTGAGCAGGCCATCATTGCCACATCCGGTGTCGGAGCAGCAGGGCTTCAACGCCCAGCGGCATTTCCGTGAGGTTCTGCGCCGCCGCTTCGCGGTTGGCGTACCAGTGACCAATAAGAAGCAGCAGTGCCGCCCATATGCCGGAAGTAAAAAGAACCTCACGGGGAGGTTCTTCATCATCGGAAGCCGGTGTCAGCGATTCCACCAGCGTACCGTCGCAAAACTTTTCGACATAATCGACAGCCGCGGCAGCATAGGCAGCAATCAGCGCATCTTCAGTGTCGCCATCAACCCTCAGGTGCGTCTTTATCAGCGTCATCTGTTCCGCGCTTATTTCCACTTTTGCCCCCTGTTTTGGCTCTGGCCGGAGCAGCGTCAGCTTTTGCCGGTTCGGTTTTTTCCGGCCCGACTTCTTCTGCCAGATGCAGTTTTACCAGTGCTTCGCCGATTTCTTTCTTCACCACGCGGGTTTCGCCCTGGGATACAGTCCCCAGGTGATAATGCGAGAACATACGGAGAGCTTTAATTATCATGCGTTAAACGCGGCCATTGCTGACCGCGCCCTTCTGTTATTCGCCGGAGGAAACCGCAATGTCACCGGTGACGATGGCTGCGGGACGGTAGTGCGCCAGCGCCAGGCGCTCTTCGCACAGGATGGTCAGCATGTTTTTCACGAAGTTGTCGCGATCCTGGTTGCTGATCTCAATGGTGGCATCCATGCGGTCCCATACCTGAGACGCCAGGCCAAACGCGCCAACGGTGAATTTGCCTGCCGTCTGCGCCGTGGTCGACACCACCGGCAGACCCCAGAGCACTTTCGAGGCAAATGCCTGCGGGCCGCCAAGAATGTAATTACCGTTAGCGTCTTTCAGCAGCGCGATGCGGTGCCAGTCTGCCGGGTTGAGGACAATGCCGTCGGCTTCGAACTCACTCAGCGACACCTGATAGATGGCGTGCGCCAGAACATCAGCACCAGTATCCCCGGTCGCGTTGAGTGCAGTTTCGTAGTCATTCGCCACCACGTTAAGCCCCTGCAGGTTGTCACCGGTGCCATCCCCGTTCAGCATCTGGTTCTCTTCCACCAGCGCCAGGCCATACATCATGCGGGAGTTGATGTAGGACTGCAGCGCCGGGGCATCATCCATGATCTGGCGCGACGCCTGGATCCAGTGAGCAATGGTTTTCACGTTCGCCGTTTCTTTGGTGAACGTGATGTTGCTCTCTGGTTTGAGGGTACCTTCAGCAACCGGCGCGGCGGCGTTGGTGAACACATTCTCACGCACGTATTCCAGCGCGTTACTGGTGATGCGCCCCTGTGCCAGCAGGTCACGAACGGTCAGACGGCGCAGGCCCGGCATCAGGATGCCCGGCTGCTGCTGAGGCAGAACCAGTGCTCCGGCGGAGTTGGCACCAGACCCGATCGCTTTATCGAAGCTGGTGACTTTCGCTTTGGTGCGGGAACCGTCCCAGCCTTTCATCAGGTCTTCGGACACGCGCTCTGCAAAGGACTTCTGTGCAGTCTGCTCGGGTGAGTTGCCGGCCAGTTTCTGCTCAAGATCAAACAGGCGGGTGCCGGTGGTCTTCAGTTCGTCCTGGGCTTTTGCCAGGTCGGCCTGAAGCTGCTTGTTGATTTCACCGTTCTGGTTGATGGATTTACGCTGTTCTTCGATGAGCTCCTTAACTTCTTTCTGGGAGTTCTCGATCGCTTTTTCTAGTACAGATAATTCAGACATGTGTTACTCCGTTAAGGCGTCCGCAGGTTAGCGGCAAATGAGGTAATGCGCTGTGCCAGCGCGTCAATGTCGCCGCTGCCGAACTCGCTTCGGCCTGCGGACTTAACACGGGCGATAAACGCCTGTGCTTCAGAGCGTGAAAGCCCGACTGAATCCCTCAGCCAGGCTTCTGCGTCACGAATGGTTTTAATGCCGTCGATACTCTTCATGGCGGTTACACCCGCCAGCTCGTTGGCCGGGAAAGTGCAGACACTGATTTCCCGCAGGTAAGAAATGTTTTTAAAGATGAGGCCGGACGAGCCGACGGTGTAATCATCGGGCCCGACGGAAAATCCCACCGACATGCCTTCGACAGTGCCGTGCTGCATGGCGGCCTTCAGGTCCTCGGCCAGGCTTAGCCCGGGAGTGAGTTGCCCCCGAACAAAAAGCCCCTTCTCGTCTTCGTGCATGGCATCCCACTTGCCGACCGGAATGGCTCGCGTCTGGTGGTTAAAGAACATCGCCACCTTGCGGCTCTGGTTAGTCACCACACCCGCGAAAGCGCCGGGCAAAATAATGTCGCCATCGGCGTCGGTGTTATTGAACACCGAGGCATACCCTTCAAACGTGCCTTTGCTGCCGTCGCCGGTAAACTTGATTTCGGTCTGGTCGAATGCCAGTGTTTTATGAATGTCAGGCATCATGGCCCCCATAAAAATCAGGCCCCGTCATTGCGGGGCCTGTTGTTTGTTCCAAGGTCGGTAATGGGTATGTTCTGTGACTGGCGCGTCGCCACGTCCCCGCCAGGAAGAGGCGGCAGGTTATCCAGCCTTCGAACTTCGTTAACGGTGCGGATGCCGGTGTTAACCATGATTTGCATAAACGATGCCCGGCTCGTGGAGTCGCCCCGCAGCAGCCCGTCAAGGTTATGCTCAGCGTGAATAACACCCTGCTCAGACTCTTTTACCAGCCAGCGCTCTATGCTGTACTCCCACCGGTCAAGGTAGGGCTTAAGTGTGTACTGCAGAAAACCGAGATTTTGCTGCTCAATCCCCGAGCCCCAGGATGTTGTTTTATCCACGTCGCCAACCAGGTGCGGCGGTACACCGTAGAACCGGGCCAGCTCAGCGACCTGAAACTTTCGTGCGGCCAGAATTTCCGAGTCCTGAGGAGAAACGCCGATAGCCTGGGTCGTAAAGCCGCTTTCCAGGATCCAGAGGCGCTTTTTAACCGGGCCGCCCGCAATCTCTTTGAAGTTTTCCTCCAGTTGCCCACGCTGCTCTTTGGTCAGGACCTTGCCATCAGTCATCAGGATCTGTGGAGACTTCGCGCCGTTGGCGAAGAATTCGCGCTGGTTGTCTTCCATGGCAATGGCGACGCCCGCAGACTTCGCGCTGAACGCCAGCGGTGAAAGGCCGGTCAGACCGTTGAAGCCAAAGCCTTTGAGATGAAAGATTTCTTTCTGCGAAAAGTTGGCATATTCAGTGTCCCGCCGGTACCGGTATATGATGCTTTTACCGTTATCGCTGAGCCGCACCTCCATGTTGGCGCTCATAAGCGGCACCATACTGATCACATCGCCGACGCCGTTGCGCTCCACATGCGCGTAAGCATTGCCGTATGCGCAAAGCTGCATGGTCATGGCCTCGCGAAACTCCAGCGCGGTCATGAAATTATTGGGCCGGAAGCGCAGCAGTTTTGCCAGGGGATGGGTGCCCGGCACTTTGCTGCGCTGATCGTCTCTGGTCTGGTAAACATCAAGCGGTAACGATGCAGTGACGGTCGAGATGAGCCTGATACAGGCCCACACCGTACTGATTTGCATGTTGCGCTCATCAGTGACAACGGAATCACCAACCACACCGTGCGCAGAGGTGCCCGCCATCTGCGAGCCCTTATCCGGCGTGACCAGCCGTCCGCCGGTCAGGATAGAGGCCATGCGCGCCCAGAATGGCGATCGTGTCCGCAGGTCAATGCTGTAATCGGTATCTGCCATTTTTACACGCTCAAAAAGTTGTAAATGAAATCGTTAACGTCGCCCGGATCCTCCACCTCATCACTGGTCTGCGCCCCGATGGACATCGCCAGCGCGACCATGCCGTCAATGCGCCCGCTGGATTTACCCTTCACAAATTTTCGGTTCCCGGCGGGGTCAGTAATAACCGTGGCGTTTTTGGCGCACATTTCGAGGATGGGGTGATTACCGTGCTTCAGCTGCGCGCCGAGTAGTCTGGCTTCGAGCTCCCTGAGCGCCGGTGACATCGAGACAAAGCCCTGTCCGAACTCCACAAAGCGCTCGAGCTCCGCTTCGGAAAAACCAACGTCAACCAGATGCGGGCGAAGGAAGCGCATGTTGTAGCGGTCGAACGCCAGGGATCTGACGTTGCATATGTCGAAAATTTCCCGGAGAACCTTAGCGATATAGGCATATTCAATCGCCTTACCGGGCGTGGTGTTCAGCCAGCCCTGTTTCGCCCAGATGTCATAAGGCACGCGATCGTTACGCGCCTTGTCCGCCAGCCCTTCCTCAGGCAGCCAGAACTTACAGTGCACATCGCCCTGCGTTGTGTTGAGCACCAGCGCGGTCAGGTCAGATACGCTGGAAAGGTCCAGCCCGCCCCATACGGTAGCGCCCGCCAGTTCGCCGGGCTCCTCTTTATTCATGTGCCAGACGGTCTGGCTGACGAATGGGCTTTTTGCCTCCACCCGTCGGTTAAGCACCAGGTTCTCAAACTCAGCCTGCCGGGACGGGAGGCGCTTCGCGCTGGCGGCCATGTCCAGTACTTCTTTCTGGTTCATGAACACGTCAAACGCCGGGTTAGCCGCCCTGATAGCCTCAACCGAAAATGCGTCGATATCTTCCGGCGCGGTCTGCAGCCGGACGACCGTTCGCGGGTCAGCGCCGGTCAGGCCGTCATCAATCAGCAGGCTGAGAAGATCGTTGTCGTCGGGTGCCTGGGTGCTGATGATGATTGATATAGGGTTTTCCTGCGCGGCAGTTGCCGTCTCCAGCGCCTCATAAAGTGGATCACGAGGTCCGCGAACCTGTCCCAGCTCATCGTGCGCCACGAACCGTGGAGAAAAACCGTAAGCGGTTGTGGCTTCGGCGCTCAGTGCGCGGTAATACGACCCCAGTTCCGGGCAGTGGATTTCCTTCGCAGAATCCTTGATAGCCACATACTGCATCAGCCCCTGATTCATCCGGCACATTTTTGAAGCCAGGTTAAACAGAATGGCCGCCTGATCGCGAGACCGGGCCGCTGAATAAAGCTGAGAGTTTGGCGCAGCCTCCGGGCCTACCAGATAAAGCAACATCAGCATGGCGGTTTCGACAGTTTTGGCGTTCTTACGCCCGCGGCTGATTATTCCCCGGCGCGTGCCGTGTGGGTTATCGAAAATGGCCCGGAAGTCGTCTTTCATGAACTGCGCCATTTTCAGCGGCTGGCCCACAAACTTACCTTCAGGAATAAAGATATTTCGCTCACACCAGAGAATGTTTCTCTCAGCCCTTGTCAGCGTTTTTTTAGTCATCAAGGAGCCTTAATCAATTTCCCAGGGCTTTTTCTCCCGGGCCAGATTATTGTGCGCACGGCCAACGGTTTTGGGATCGGCGGTAGCCTGGCGGGTGATCCGCAGACGGGTTGCCAGAGAGGACGCCGAGCGCACCTCACGTTCCCGCATCGTCAGTAACTTGTCATAGCGCTTAAGCCCATCCTCGCGGGATAACCACCCGAGCTCGAATTCTTCTATCTGTGTGGTGATCAGTCGGGCCTGCACCACATGGCGGCAGTACATTTCAAGCATGTCGCGGTGCGTTTCGGTGAAGGAACTGGCCGGGTTGTCGTTCACCAGCCTTACCCAGACATTGATCTCCGGGTCGCTGAGGTGCAGCGACGGCTGCAGCCTGCTTTCAGCCAGAGCCGGAAGCGAGACAGCCGACGTCGCGGCCAGAGATTTTCTGCCTCGCTGAGCCATCGTTTTTCCTTTTTTTCTGGACGTTTTTAAAATGAAACGGGGGAGCGCGGTCTTTAAGATTTTGCCGCCAGAGTTTTACCCCTCCCCCCCCCCTGCCAGCGCCTGTTTGATTTCGGTTACCAGATCACCCGGCCTTCGTTGTCGAATTCGGTGACCGTTCCGCCCTTCTCCATGCGCTGCTTCACCGAGTCGTGGCAGCGCTTGCACAGTGACTGAAGGTTGTCCGGGTCATGAAAGAGTGCCTCGTCTCCCTTATGCGGGGTGACGTGGTCAACCACAGTTGCAGCTATTACCTGATTGCGTCTGAGGTGGAACTCGCAGAGAGGTTGCTTCTGAAGCTGGTGATAGCGGAGCCGGTACCAGCGCTTGGTGTTATAGAGGTGGTGCCAGGGTGAATTAGAAGCCATAAAACTACTTCCGAAAATACAGCAAACCGCCCGGCTTCAGCGCGTTGCGAATGGTATCAGTCACAGCCTGATCGATACCCCGCTGAAGACTGACCCCTGCGGATTCCCGTTCAGCAGACAGTGCGTTTAACTGAGCCACCAGCGACTGGAACAAATCGCTGTTACGTACTGCATCGAGTACAGCTTCGCGCATGTCGTCTGACAGACGGGATTTGGTTGAGTTACTGCCTACAGCATGGTGAGCCAAAATCACGGCAGGGCCAGGGAAGCCGCCAAACGGAAGATGACCGCCATGAGACTTGTAGGCAGTGCTATTGAGCGATACAGGATCGTGCTCATCTTCTGCTTTCATCTGGCGGTCATCCGCCTTGCTTTTAAGTTCGGCGCTATTGCCGGTCATGATTGCGCCGCTAATACTGGCTGACTGGATTGTCCCTTCCTGGATATACGCATCGTTGATGAAGTTCTGGCCTACCTGCACGCTAAATGTTGCAAACGCGCGAGCCAGCTTATTAATCCCCTCCATCACAGCCTGAAGCTCGCCGGCATCCACTTTGATACCGGCGGTCATGTTGTAGCTGTTCGACTGTACCGGTTGATGTTCATCAGCAGCATGCAACACTCCTGATTTATTCAGGTGCCAGCCATTAGCGGGTTTCGCTTCTTTTTCTGAACTAAGAAAAACACGGCTGGTGCCATCCCGAACGCCGTATTTGTCCACTGTTTCAACCACCAGCTGGTAACCCTCAGGCTTGATTACTGTGAGTGAATAGCCGTATCCGCTTGTCGTCATTCCGACGAAGTCGCGACGTCCAACCAGCAACCATTCATTCCCCTTTACCGCATATACATGCGCAGTGATGTGCTCGCCTGACGTAGATATTGAACCGTCGCTAACAAGTGAAGGTATGCCTAATGCCGGAACGCTCAGAACTATTTCTGTCATGCGGAAGGTGCTGCTCATTTGTCGTTTCCTTTTAGATGTGAGCCTGTCGTACGGGACAACCGCCCGAGAGAAACGGTTTCCCCAGGCTCACGGCTGAAAGACTCTCTTTGATGCGCGTACGAGGCGCATAAAAAAGCCCCGCGAATGCGAGGCTCAAAAAATGCAACTATGACAAATAGTTGCCGCTTACGCTTGTTACTACAACATTGCTAACCATACTCAAACTTCCTTTAGCACAGGAAACAGGCACCACCGCTTAACCCTTTTCATTGAGAAAATAAAAAGTGCGAAATGCACATGCCATAGACAATTCCGGTTCGCCCTCTTGATGGGGGCGTTTTTTTGCTTTACAGAGCGTCAACGTGAATACAGAACATCATCAGGTGCGTTCGTAAACGCGCCCTGGGCTGGTCATTTCACAGCGTTATACCAGGCCTGCCAGCGATATGTGTTGATCCGCAACTGGCGCAAACACTCCGCCGTCTCGATGTCTGCCTGCAAATCCTCATCGCTGTTTGCCCCGGCATTACTTGCCCTGCACGGTTCCTGCATCAAATCCGCTGATGGAGTTGGCAGCGTCGATGGCACGCTGGCGCAGCCGCACAGACTCATCATCAAACTTGCACACAGTACGGTTCGGATCCTGGACATATTTCACCACGTCGCGGGTTATGGTCCGGTAAATCACCTTCGCCTCGGCACTAGCTGCAGCGGCCTTTATCTCTACCGGCTGGATGGAGTTCTCAGCCTTTTCTTTTTTGGCTGCCGCCAGCGCGTTGATATGGTCGGAATGGGCATTCCATCCGGAACGCCAGGCAATAAGTGCGGTGGCGGAGATTGCGACCACCAGCGCCAGAATTACAAATCTCAGCTTCATAGCAATACAGCTCGGGCACGGTTGTAGCGCTGACGGCGGTCTTCAATGCCGTTCTGACCACCATTGATAATCTGCGTGACGCGGGCCAGGTCGCCGGAGTAAAGCAGGCAGCCGCGTGTGGCATAGAACCATGCCGCCGAACGCGCCGCGTTACGCTCCTGCTCCAGCAGCTCAGGGCTGGTGACCAGGTCGAGTTTCAGCGCGGTACCGCATTTTGTGTAATTTGACTGGCCGGTGATCTGAATCAGGCCGCGGCCGCGATATTTCCAGCCATCACCAGCTGCTTTGTTGCCCAGGCGTTTGCTGTACACCAGATTGGCAATAGCGCGCTGGCGTTCCAGTGGTAACACCTTTTCATACGAGCGACGACCCAGCGCATTAGCCTGGTCCTGTGTGAGTCGCCCGGCGCGAACGAAATCCGCGAGGCCTGCCACGCTGTAGTTCATGCTCTCCACCAGCCGGGAGAAGCCAACGGATTCATGCCCGGTCTGAGCGATAAACATCGCCTGATCAGTCGGTGCAGTGATACCGAATTCTTTCATGGCCGCATCGATGTGCGGAAACCAGCGCGCAGCTAATCCGGCGCTAATACCAGCCGCCTGCTGAAATTGTGATTGCTTCATTCAGACCTCAGGACATAGAAGAGCCGCGCCACATTACCCCGGGCACGGAACACGGCGGCGCAGATAATCAGGTTGATTGTCACGGTTGCCCAGTGGGTATGCAGGTAGGAGTCAAACAGGTACCGGAACGGCACCGATGCATACGCCAGAATAATCAGGTAGGCCAGCCACGATGCCCACGGGTTATGTCGCCCGCCAGGCTTACGGAACATCATCAGGCGCAGAACTATAGCGGCGCATGCCGCTACGTTGGTCAGCACCAGCGGATCGTTAGTTACCATTGGTTCCCCCTCTCCAGCGTGCAAGCAGCTTTAGCGGGTCCTGTTCACTGAAAAACGTCAGTGTCTTGATTGCCACGGCAGACAAAATCACCGCACCGAGTGCATCCAGCGGTTTATCGGCGTAGCCGGTTATACTCGCAAGCCACGAACCCACCAGCCCGGAGCCATATACACCTGCAAAATACGACACGACGAAATACGCGGAACGGCGAAAAATCGTCAGGTCTGCAGCGGTAGCCACATAGAAAACAGCCCCGGCAAACGCGCCGAACACCACGCCGTAATCAGTGCCGGTGAGCAATCCATAAATGCTCGCGCCGGTCAGCGCGCTACCGGCGGCCGCGGTACCGGAAAAAGGTTCGGACATTACGCCCCCTCGTTATTGATGAGTCCTCTCGAATGAGGGGAAATAAAAAAGGCCGCTTTCTGGGCGGCCTTCAGGGAATTGTTCAGGTATCGTTTCTTTATGAAATGAATATCAAAGTCAAAAAAAGGGTGTGCTTCCGGGAAGTTGCTTTAAGAACTAGATTTTTGTCACCTTAGATTTCACTGAAGATCTGAGATTATCAATAATGATCTGGTCGATGTAATGAATGTTTCTGGCCTGTTCCAGCATTGTAACCAGCTCATCGATTGCAACTGATGCTGTTATAACGACATTTTTATCAATCACAAAGCTTGATCTCTCGTCCTTAACAAGGGATTTCAGATGCTCTGAAAAAAGCCGATATCTTCCAATATTCATTTTTTACCCTATACCGGTTAACCCGTTTAAGCTAATGTATTGTTTGACTTTTATTTTTATATTTAATCCCAGAATTAAAAAAGTTCTCAGGTACAAATGGCTGTGATCAAGAATCCTCAATGAGTCTAGGCTCAGAAGATTGCTTAAGGTGCGGTCGATTATTATCTCATGCCAGTATTTTCTTCAATTCCGTATAATCCTGCACCGGGACGGCCTTGCGCCCGTTCTGTTAGCCCTTAAAAAAAGACCAGCCTGGCGACTGCGGGCTGGTCAGGAAATATTGTTGTCGTGACTGTGAGCGGGTCAGCTCACCTGAGATATATAAGACTGCACTTCCTGTGCATTTAAAATATAAGCAAATCTGCAACGCTTCGCCTGTCTTATAATCAAAATTCGGTCAGGGTTCAGTCTTTAATGCAGCATATCGCGCTTAATAACTTCTTCCGGAAGAGGCGTTGCCGCAAGGTTGGGAAGATCCGCCTGGGCAAACTCAAGCTGGATAAAGCGTAACTCTGACATACGTACTTCGGCTCCATTCATGTACCTTGCATACCGGGTACCCTCAGAGTCTGTTACGTCAGAGACCAGAACTGGATAAAGTTTTTCCAGTCCGGATGGCTGGATGTGCTTGATAAGCATCGGGATCGGATAAAAAGATCGTGGGGCGCGCATAGTTTTTCCTGCAAAGTTTTGAGGAATAAAAAACCCGCCTTTAGAGCAGGTTAATTTTTAAACTGGTCCGCCATCGAGGGCTCGAAACCCGCCCCTACTGTAAATAAAGCAATGATCTGACCATGCTGAGCTAATGGCGGATTCTACACGCTTAAACTGCGAATACATTTCCAGCTGAAGGGCCTTTCGGACCATCTTCAACAGTGAACTCTACTTTCTGACCTTCATTCAGTGACTTAAAACCACCGCCCTGGATAGCAGAGAAGTGAACAAAAACGTCTTTACTGCCATTGTCAGGGGTGATAAAGCCGAATCCTTTTGACCCATTAAACCATTTTACCAAACCAGTCATTTTGTCAGACATAAATATTACCTCAATATAAACAGAGCCTTCCGGCGTAATGGTTCCGCCACAGAATTTAATTAATAACGATAAGGAGGCTCAATTTGGAGGGTTATCTATGGATAACGCTTTAGATGAGGGCTGCTTTACTAAACCGCTTTATTGGGTCTGTGTACCAAACCGACAACCCATTAGTCACACACATACCCTTTGATAGCAACCCTTATTTTTATTATTTAATGAGAGGTATACGAAGCCATAAAAAAACCCGCTCGAAGGCGGGCTATTCGGAGTTACTCATTTCAGACGCAACACTCCATGATTAGAAGCATACAGGACAACTTCGGACAAAATCAAGTCCTGCGTGTCGAAATAGCTAAATATCGTCTTTATCATCACGAAAATCGGTTGCATGCTGAAACGCCCTATCCGCCTGTCTTTCGCCTTTATGGCAAATATCCACCAGCACCTCGTAAAAAGGCTTCCAGTTTCGGGTCCACGTCCTGACGTGCAGATCAGGAATGTGTTTAATAATCGCTTTGTATGCCGCCGTCGAGGGGACTGACGAGTATCCGTTACCGCCGCAGCGTTCACACGTCTTGTACACCGGCGCGCCGTGTTCCTGAGTAGCTTTGCGATCGAGCACTTCGCCCTTACCCTCGCACCGGCAGCGGGCGCTGATTGTTCCCTTCCCTTCGCAGGCGTCACAGACGGCTGGCACAATTTCAGTTACCTCTGTCCATTTCTCCCAGTCTGACGGACGAACAGCACGGGAGCGGCTTGCCCAGTAAGGTGCCTTGCCCCACGGATAAGAAACCTTGCGCGTGGTCTCTGTCCGGGTAGTACGCCCGGTACCATTGCAGGTGATGCAGGTGCAACTGGTAGCTGCCGAACGCGAATACTCCGCGAACGCATACTGCGCCAGCACCAGCATGCAGGTACCAAATTGATCACCGGCTGCTTTGCGGACGTTTTTCGGGGCAACATCAATTGCGTGGCGCGCCAGCGCCTGAGCCGCCAGCTGTGCGTCTGTTTTACTGATACCCGCTTTACCGAAGAATGCCGCAAGCCCGAACCGAGCGCGGCGGCTGGTGGTTCCGATAGCCGCCATTACGTCAGTACCGGTGATCCGCTCAGGTGACGTGCCTTTCACACTGTCGCTGATATGCATTCCCTGAGGGGAAAAGTGTTTCAGTGCTGCTTCCAGTTTCATTGATCACACTCCCCCACAAGATTAAGGATGATGGTGTTTGTAACCTCGCCCAAATCATTCAGCCTTTCGTTTTCCAGCACCCAGCGGCAAACCCCCTGCGCCTCTGCGCGTGATGTTGGCTTGATTGCCGTCAGTAATTTTTCGAGATGGTGCTCACGGTCATACACTGATTCGTGGTGCTCGGAATATCCGTATTCATAACCAAGTTCCATACCGGCCGTGTGCCGCATCAGATAAAGCCAGTCCCAGTAAACAAACTCACGAACTACATCTGACAGAGTATGAGGCTCTGGTAGCACGTCACGGTAGCCATCAACATACGCGCGGCGCTGGTCGTCAATTTCGGTCATACGTCCACCGCCAATGTGCCCGGCTTCCAGTTCTTCAGTGGTCCAGCCCCAGAGATAATCATCGATAAATTTCGTTGATGACTTAATCACGCGTTCAGCTTCTACATCATCGAATGCTGTTTCGTAGCTGCCGAACTGCGCTCTGACTGATGCCGCTTTTTTGATGTTCTCCCGCGCAGCCTCAATCGCCCGCGCCGGGTTATCCATGCCGATGGTACCGAATGCAACCTGGAAAGGATCGGCACCATTCGCCAGCAGATAACTGGAATATCGCTCACCGGCCTCTTTCGGGCTGATCTTAATTTTCTCCAGCGCGGCTTCAGCAGCGTCCAGATGTGCGGGTTCGTTCAGCCGGATAACCTCCAGTACCCAGAGATAGGCGTCGGTCTGCTTATGCCCGGTGATTTTACGTTGTTCAGGCAGCGGCTTGGTGTTTGCCAGGGTGGTGCCATGCGCTGTCGTCGGGATAGTGAAAAGTGCTTTATGTTCGGTGTTATCTTTACGCATTATGCAGCCGCCTTTTTTAAAAATGTCATCTCGCGAACCTGATCGCCGTTGACCAGAAGATCGTTAAAATCTCCGTTGTCGCACCAGCGCACACTAACTTTTTCAATGTCATTTTTTGCCAGCAAATTGGCGTGAGCGCATTCGAACGCCGCCGCATGGCCTGTTGCTGAATGGGGATCCATGTCGGCAAAAATGATGAGATGCCGGACGCCAGCTGGTGCGCGAAACTTTTTCATAAACCCGCTGTTCAGCGTTGCCCAGGTATTGCAGCCGTATAGCTGTACCCCGGATAAAGCCGTTTCAATACCTTCCGCAATACCCAGCGTGGACGCGACAGGAAACATCCTCACCGCGAGAGACTGGGCGTGATCCAGATAGGAGTCCTCCTGTAACGAGTAAAGGCGTTTCTGCCCGTCGCCCATCGGTGCCTTTTTATCGCCGTCGAGATAGGTACGATGCAGATAACACAGCTCACCCCGGTTATCTGTTGCCAGTGAATACAACGACTGATATACGCGGCCCTGATAGCGTTCCTTCGGGCAAAAACGCACTGCTTCAGCCGGTAGCTTTGTGATCCCCCGGTTCAGAAGGTACTGCGCCGCGCTGGTGCCGCGCGGACCTTCCAGCTTTGAAAATTTGCTCACCACCCGCTGGCGCAGGCTGGTGGCCGTGGTGTTGACAGGCGTTGCGCGATGCCGGTAATCATTACCAAGCAGGGCGTCGATTTCCCGGCAGACTTCAGCAAATGATTTCCCCTGGGTCTGAACGACAAGACTAATCCCGTTGCCGCTGCCACATTTGCAAATCCACGTACCGTTTCCTTCCTGGTCATCAATGCGGAAGCTTCCCCTCGTGGCGCAAAGCGGACACTCACCCTTGAAGTGCCGCCCTCCGGTAACCGGCGGGAGTCCGTAGTGTTCAAAAATTTCCGGCCATCGGCCTTTTGCTGCTTCAGTGGTTTTCACGTTCTGTCTCCCGCATTCTTACGAAGTTGCTCAAACTGCTTTTTGGCGCTGATGATCCTGCTGGTCGGACAGCCATCAGGAATGGTTGTCAGTTGCTGAGGCTGCTCATTAGTTGGGTTGTGAACGACGGTCATCTGTTGTACCTGTCGCTTCTCCTGCCCTTTTGCCCAGGCGATTTGTTTATGGCGGATGTAATTGCTGACCTCCGGGGTGATCTCCATCGGGAAATCGCTCAGCCCGTCAGGCCACTCGCCGAATTTGTCCCGGAAGGTATGAAGACACCACCCGTTACTGACGGGTTTGCCGGTTGACGCGCGCTGGCGCTGGTAAAACTTAATCTGGCTCCACCAGGCCTGTTTGGTGCTTTTCGTTGCAACGGCAGAACCTCTGGAAATCTTTTTAATTTTCCGTGAGGTATCGGTATCCACGTCGGAGCCGGCCAGCGGCTTAAAGCCGCACTTCGGGCAAACGTAAACGCCAGCCGGCTTCATGAAGTGACATTCAGGACACTCTTTGGGGATTTTTTCGGCGCGCTCTTCCGCTGCCCGTGCTGCCGCCTCCTTCATGCCATCACTGGAATCCAACAGAACGTCGTATTCGATAGCATCGGGAAAGCCCAGGCGGTGAACGGTTCCGCTGTGATCGAAGATCAGACAGGTATCTTTGCCCGGTGCAGCGCGAAGGCCGCGACCGATACACTGTATCCACCGTATTTCTGATTTAGTGGGTCGGGCATAGATGATGCAGCGCACATCACTGTCGAACCCGGCCACCAGCACGCCAACGGACACGAGGATTTTTGTCGCACCAGTTTCGAAGCGGTGGATCATGACCTGACGCTGGTCATGGGGCGTTTCCGCTGTCATGACTTCAGCGTTTACCCCGGCTTTGTTGAACTGGATGGTGACGAAGTTAGCGTGAGCCACGTTTACGCAGAAGGCGATAGTGGGAAGGTCGCGCCCGTTCTCAAGCCAGTTACTCACGATGTCACCCACCAGATCAGAGCCGCTCATAATTTCTGCCAGCTGGGTTTCGTTGTAGTCCCTGCCAAAATCCGACGCGGACATCTTCACGCCCTTTAAATCTGGCGTCGTTGGCGCATAGAATTCAAACGGGCTGAGGTCGCCGCGTTTAATCAATTCGCTGATGGTGGTGGGCTTAATCAGGCGCTGATAGTAGTTGCCCAGAAAGGATGAAAAAGGCGTACCGGAAAGCCCGATAACCTTAACGTCCGTTTCGCTGGTAAGACGCTCAATCTCTTTCAGGATGGTGCGCTTGCGGAGATGGGCTTCATCGATAATCAGCAGATTGATATTGTCGGGAAAATCACGGCGGATCAGGGTGTCGGCGCTGGCAATCTGGATCAGGCGCGCAGGGTCGACTTCTCCCTTGTCGGCTTCAGCCCAGACCAGGCCAATTTCATCAGGTTTCAGACCGTAACTCACAAAACGGCTGGCTGTCTGGCGCAGCAAAACAGTGTACGGAGCGACAAAAAGCACCCGCATCCCACGGCTGACAAAGCCGTCAGTGATGAAAGCGGCCAGACCTGTCTTACCGCTGCCGGTGGGTGCGTATACCATGAAGGAATTCTGTGCCTTCCACTCACGACGCAGCATATTCAGTGCCCGGTCCTGTGCAAAATTTGGTGTGATTGTCAGCATCTGCCGCCCCTAACTATGTGCCTGTAAATGAGCCTGAACTTTTCCAGGAAAAACCCACCTGTCCGCATTAATGTTTAGCCGTCTATATGGCTGTTCCGTTTTTTTTGGGAGGGGAGTACTATTTACAGAGATCTACTTAACCTATGTACCCTTCTCCTGGAAAAGGACGCTATACCTCCCCCTTCTCCCAACTCCCCCCTTACCCCCCTCTTCCCTCTTCCCCACTTCTCCTGGGGTTTAGACATCCAGACACCTTTAAGTCCGAACGCCTAATGAGGTGGTCATCACTGACCGAATGAGAGGGGTTTTTCTGTGTAACCCTGTAATGCCCGGTGATACTTTCTTGCGTACTCACGAAGGCGTGTATTGGCTTCGTGTCTTGCTTTGTTCTCTTTGCGGAAGCTCACTGGCTCGCTGTTTATAAACTCCTCGTAGACTTCTCCGTAACGAACGATCGCTTTTTGCCTGGCTGATGGGGGGAGTGCTGATAACTGCTCCTGTATCCACTCTTCATCGGCTTTGCTGTATGCTTGTGGCATCACCGCACTGTTAACATGCATGGTTGGAGTGCAGCAGTTCAGGCCAAATCTTTTGCCAGTTTTTAGGGCTAAGCGCTTTACGGGTTACTTTGCCCCCACTATGTATCTCAATCTGCGCGCAGATTTCTGGGCCCATCGGCTTACCTGTGCTCATGACCTTACGCAGGTAATTGAGGGTGGTGCCGCAACTCTGTGCAAAAACCCTTTTTTCTTCAGGCGTTAAAGTCGCCATGTATTGCTTCAAAGTTTCCATAGTTAACCTCTGTACAAACATCAGTATTGATATTACCTGTAGGTATCAAGATAATCAATACCCACAGGTTATTTACCGTCGGGTAACAAAGGTTAAAATGAGAGCTATGGATAAATACGAAAAACGTCGTTTACGACTCATCCAATTGAGGGATGATTACTGTGATGGGAACGCCTCAAAACTCGCGAGAAAGATTGAGCGAGAGCCTTCCTACGTACTAAGAATGTTATGGCCTGAGGGCAAAGCAGGTAGAAAACGCATAGCTGACGACATGATCGAAGTTATCGAAAAATCGTTCGGTTTACCCCGGGGGTGGATGGATGGTATTAGCCAAGAAAAATCTAATGTCGAACTAGTTCAACAACCAAATCCAGGGAAGAGATATCCAGTGATCAGTTGGGTAAGCGCAGGAGCATGGGCAGAAGCCTTAGAACCTTACACACTCAATGATGTTGAGGAGTGGTGCGAATCAGATGCCCATGTAGAAGGTGAAGGGTTTTGGCTCCGTATAAAAGGGGACTCCATGACATCACCTGTGGGTATGAGCATTCCAGAAGGTATGATGGTTCTCTTTGATACCGGTCGCGAGGCTAAGCATGGAAGTCTCGTACTGGCAAAGCTCATAGATGCCAATGAAGCGACCTTTAAAAAGCTAGTAATCGATGGAGGCGATCATTTTTTAAAACCGCTCAACCCAGCTTACCCACTAATCCCTATAGACGGGAATTGCAAGATACTCGGTGTGGCCGTAGAGGCCAGAATAAAAATTATTTGATTAAACCCGCTCCGGCGGGTTTTTTATTACCTTAAAAATCAAATTGATAAAAAAAATCACCAAAATTATTACCTGTGGGTGTTGACGTATGTTATTACCCACAGGTATGCTCATATCACTGGCAAACAACTGGTCTACCGATATGAGCAATTTAACCCCAACCCAGCCTTTCGATATTCATCAAAAATTAAGAGCTAATTCTTCTCACTGGGATTACTTACATTCTGCGGAGCCCTGGCAAGGTGATTGTGCTTTTCAGCTTATGACTGACCATTCAAATGACGAATTGGAATATGCCTTATATCGGCGCATAGAAGGTGATTACTTTTGTTTAATCGACTTCTTCAAAAACTACAGTGAAGCATGTGATGAAGCAAAAGAAATTATAAATAGCGTTCCCAATTACAAAGCAACAATTATTAGTTAATCACCAGAAGATAATATCACAGCTTAACTGCTGGGAATAAACTCACCCAAAGGAAATTAAGATGATTAAATTTAATAAAAGAAAAAAACTAGCCTTACACAGACTTCCATTCATCGGCGGCAAGTCTAAATCTGGTTTTGGACTCAGTTTTTGGAACGTCCCTTCAAGAGGTGGCTACTCGGGAGGATGCGTTACGGGTGCTGCATTGGCATGGATCTGGCTTAAGTATCTAGAAAATGAAGCAAGGGAAGGTGCTGGAAATACCCCATTCACTATTTCACGCATAGTGAGTGAAATTAGTGATTTGAGTGAAAACGATTCGTTAAAAGGGCAGGTGATAGGATTCTTCGAAATAATCGAGGTTGTTCTTTTTAAATTAATTTCAGATTCCAGAATTCATTTTACGAAAGACGAAAAAAAACTTATTGAACAAGCTAATGCGGGACTGAAAGATATACCGGAGGAAATGAATGATGAGTTTCATTAAGGATGTGGCAGCATACAAATCAGCGCTTATGTACATGAACTGTGGTTACGAAGTGATTGCGTATCTTTATTTACGCAAAGCATATGGGAGATAACCATGCCGAAACGGCAGGATATACAAGATATAACAATTACAACAGAGCATCTTTACACTTTGTTGGAGGTACTGACTCAACAATATAAATCCATTGAATCATATCAAATGGAGAACCTCATAGAGTTAGCTTACGCACTATCTGCAAAGGTTAATTAATGGGCAGTTAAGGAAGAAAAAATAGTTCTTGAGATTGAGGAACAAATACGCAATGGAAAACGTAATTGATTTGTACCGCCGCCGGATTGTTAATGCCGCACTAAACAGGCTCAAAAATAAAACTTCGGGAAATCTCCTGATTGTGAATCTTCCGAATGGAGCAATCGAAACGGTGGAAATAACAGAAAGTGTAATGACTCAGTTACTGAAACGATTTGAGTTACACGCCCGTGGTGAATTCGGGAATCAGAAGGATACCGAATTATTTATAAAGGCCACTTACCAGAATGCAATTGGCATCAATAAAAACACTGAGTACCTGACCGAATCAGGGAAATTAATCATTGATGATCTGTTTAAAGAGGTCACCGATTACGCGAAAGAGAAACATTTAAGCGGAGGTGTCCAGTGAAAGAGTTTACTCAGGAACAATTGCGCGCGGCTGGGCTCCGCTGCGTATGTCCGGTGGATCTGCACGTTACACCAGAGTTTACCGGGCGCGTCGTCGTTCACCTGAAGGACGGGCGAGCAATTTGTGACTACCGACTTACCACGGACGATCACATCACCACCCTTCAGGGGTTTATCGAACTGGCCCGTGAAGCCGGCTGGCGCATCACCCCGCCAAAAGAGGTTATGCGATGACACTGACAGCTATACGCGTACCCGAATGGGTACATGCCCGGGCTATTAACGTTCTGCGGGGTTACCGCCAGCGCCGGGTTGTGCCGTGTCGTATCCAGTGCGGAAACCTCAGTCTGAGGGTCAACCGCCGCTGGCGTCTTCTTTCACGCGACGGCGGCCAGAACTGGCAGGTTTTGTCGCATGAGTCATACAACAAATTAAAGGACCGGAAATGAAAACGACCAATACCACCAGCGCGATCGATGTTGCCTTTCGTCAGTATGAAACACCAGCTGGCCCACTGTATGTTGTCATGCGCAATGGTGGAAAAAGGCGATTCCTGAGCCGCGGCGCCGCGCTTAATAACCTGGCTCATTACATGGTTTCAACGGTGTTTCGAAAGCTGGGTTTGCCCACGAACGAACCATACGCACCGGTTTTTCACAACGGCATGTTGGTTCACCGCATCGGGGATCACACTTCGGATTACCTGTACGCCCACCAGCGCTGTGTGCGTCGCCTGCGGCGAATTCTGGCCCGAAAACGTGCTATCCAGCAGTGGAACGAAAAATACGACGCATGGGTTGCCAGACGTGACGAGTTGATGAAACAGAAGCCGTATTAAGGAGATGAGCATGAATACAGTAACCATCAACAATAAACAGCTTCCGGCTGTCGAATATCGCGGCCAGCGCGTTGTAACCCTGGCGATGATCGATGAAGTCCACCAGCGCCCGGAAGGTACCGCTCGCGCAGCGTTTAACCGTAATCGCGCGCACTTCATCGAAGGCGTGGATTATCTCGAATTGACTGCGGACGTAATACGTACGGAGTCACTTTCTGAGGCTTTTGCGGCTCGCACCGCCAAGGGAATCATTCTTTTCGAAGCTGGCTACCTGATGCTTACGAAGCCATTTAACGACGACCTGGCCTGGAAGGTGCAGCGCGAACTGGTTAACAGTTACTTCCGTACCCGCGAGCCGCTGACTGAAATTGAGATGATCGCAGCAATGGCTGCTGATGCCGTGCGCCAGCAAAAGCGCCTGAGCCAGGTCGAAGAACAGATCGAAGCGGTCACAGAGACAGTGGAGAACATAAAGCGCGGCAACATGCGGGCCGGTTATGTCGGATACCGCCAGGTGGTCGCAAAAAGCGGTATGACTGATGCCAAGTGTCGGAACCTGGTTAATGCCTATCGCATCCCGACGGATACGCACGAATTTATTACGCCTGACGGCCTGCTATCACGTCGCGCCATTGTTGAGCTGGAGCCATTCATGAAGGCGTTCCGCCAGATGATGAGCGAAGCCGTGCCACGCGGTACACGCTGGTTTCATCCCAAAATGGGTTTATTTCAGGCGATCGGCTGGGAGAATAAACCATGATTAATCTCGATGTCATACCCATTACAAGCTACTGCAAATCAGTAGGCGAAACGCTGGATGCCGTTAACAAACGGTTACATCGTGGAGTATGGAAAGAAGGCGTTCATGTTTTAAAAGTTGATGGTTCCAAAGAAAGGTGGATCGACTTAACAGAGGTTGCAAAATGGGCACGCAAAAACAAGGACCCTTATCTCTCCCAAGAGGAATAACTGTCCGCAATCACAAAACAGGCTCCACGCTGGTCATCACTTTCACCTACAAAGGGGTTCTCTGCCGGGAGCCCCTATCCAGAATGGAAGCAAGCGCGCGCGGCGTGAAGTATGCCGAGCGCCTGCTGGGGGAAATACAAAATCAGATCGTCAGTGGCACCTTTGAATATGCAAAATATTTCCCCAACTCCAAAAAGCTGGAGCTTTTTGGAGTTGTGAAGAAAACGAAAAATATTAAGTCCTATCTGGACGAGTATCTGAAAATCTGCGTGAACCGCAATCTTTCGCCGTCCACTATAAACGGTTATGAAAAATGCCTTTCGGCGCTGTCAGCCCTGCATAAACTCCATGTGTCAGAACTGACGCCAGCGGTCCTTAAAAACTGGATAGCCAGCCGGAAAACAAAGCTGAAAACGACCAGGAATAACCTTTCGTTTCTGCGCAGCGCCATAGATGAAGCGGTTACGGATGGCTTGCTGACCATTAACCCGGTAACCCTCGTCAGCGCCAGCCGGTACCACGTGATCGACAGCAGCCCGAGCGCCGACGATTACGAGGTTGACCCGTTCACGCCAGCGGAAACCCTCGCTATTTACCAGAGCTGTAGATACCCGGAATGGGAAAACCTGTTCCGTTTCGCCTTCAATACCGGTCTACGGAGCTCCGAGCTGTGCGCGCTACGCTGGCCTGATCTCGACACTATAGCGAACACAGCTCACGTACAGGCGGCCAGTGTCGTAGGGGTACTTAAAGGTACCAAGACAAAAGCCGGTACCCGTAAGGTAGAGCTGAACAGTGAGGCGCTGGCAGCCCTGCAGGCGCAAAAACAATTCACGTTTATGAAAAGTGAGTTCATATTCAGCGATCCAAAAACGGGAGAGCCCTGGGCGAACGCCGACGCGATCCGCAAAAAAGCATGGGTGCCGACCCTTAAAAAGGCAGGCGTACGTTACCGTAACCCGTACCAGACCAGACACACATTCGCCACCAAGCATATTAGCCAGGGTGTTAACCTCTTCTGGCTTGCCGGTCAGATGGGCCACAAAGGGCCGGAAATGTTATTCCGCAATTACGGTAAATACTTGGCTGAATATGACGGTAAAACCGCAATGGAAGTTGGAATGAAGAAGTGATTAGAATAAAAAACCCGGCAAATGCCGGGTCTGTATGGTCTCTACTCTGAAGCCCCACCAATTGATACATACTCATGAAACTGATCGTCTATGAGTCGGTCTTTACAGATCACATGCACTATATGACGGCAACAGTTTTCAGTATCATACGCACGGCCCCAGCGAACAATCTCATCTACAGACAAATCATTCGCGCTCCATGGTAATGTACCTGACACTCCACGCGCGCCAGGACCAAGAATATCCATGAATTTCTTTGTGCGCGAGTTGTAGATCCTCACCTCCGCGATACGGATAATGCTGCTTGCCCAAAGAGCACCACCAGCGATGCTTTGTATATTATCGCAGATCAGGAACTCGTGTTTCCTGGCGAGCATTTTATACACTTCTCGGGCCAGACCCGCTGACTGGAAATCTGTCGCAATAACAGCGCTTTTGACCTGCTTACCAGTCATCATCTGACCATTTTCTTCAATGAAGTTAAAATCATTAAATTGAATACGGCCAATTCGAATTGTTTTATTATCATCGACCATATCCAGCGCCAGAAGAGTGTTAACAATATCTTGCATTGGAATGTTCATATCAATCAGGTCAAGGCCATGATCTAAAAAGAAATCATCAGTCGAGCAGCCCAACTGAAAGACATCGAGATAATACTGATACTCACCGGCTGAAACGATATATTCATCAGCCCTTAAAAGGCCTGCTTCAAGCGTGAAAAAGTAGAAAGATTCAATCAGTAGCTTTTCGCCAAACGGCGTAATGTTCAAATCCTTGCTGTAAGACGATATTAGCGCAGGAGCCATGCTGCAGCCTTCTAATGGTAGTTGATTTCCTTATGATTCTTCATGTACTGAGCGATAGCCGCTTCAATTCGCTCAAGCAAATTGCCATTCACGTACTGAGGGTACTGATCCACAGGCCTGACCACATATCGCAACTTTTGGTTATTCATGGCGATCTCTGCGAAAGGGATAACATCGCCGTCACGAACGTCATTATTGAGTGTCACGATAAACAGTTGGCGCGCCGAGGATACACGGTCACTCAACCTTCTCACGAAGAATTCTTTTTCTGTTTTTGAGTCCACAAAAGAACTGACGAGTTGAGTCCGACGCTCAATCGTCTGTATCGATCTTCTCGCTACTGTTCTCATGTTAGCCTCCTCAACGCTTTACCGACGTTGCAGTAAAGACACAAAAAGCCACTGATGATAACTGCGTCACCAGTAGCCCTTGATCGTGATAACCGCAGTTATCAAATAGCATAGTATTACCTAATGGGTAAATCTTCAACGATTGAACAGTAGTGAATAGTCCTGAAAAGCTATGAACCGCACAAAGCAACACCAAATTTTCCGCACTTGGCCAGCTCTGCCGCATAGTAAATATTGCAAAATGTTCGACAGAATCAGGACATTAGACAGACCTCAATATGCACGTGAAATGCACTTGAAACCGATCACATTAGCAGAATGATTTATTTTCAATGAGTTATATGTAATTCGGACGCGAGTTCAACTCCCGCCAGCTCCACCAAAATTCTCCATCGATGATTACCAGAGTCATCCGATGAAGTCCTGAGAGCCCGCACGGCGCAAGCCCTGCGGGCTTTTTTGTGCCTGTAAACACACCGGTTTAGTACCACGCACTTTTTGAGAGTTCCGGGGTTTCAGCCATCAGCCGGTACTCTTCCGGCGTCAGGTTATTAAGGGATTAATGTTGTCGCAAGCGCTCAATCAACGGCGTGGGTAACGGAGAACCTAATAAAATACGATCAGCCATTGTGATGCTCCTGTTGCCCTGACGATACGGGAGCTTGTGTTAACGAGGGTTGTGGCCGCCCTAATCGTAAGCCGATAATTCCGCCAATCACAAGCGCTGCGGCAATCGCCATCAGTGCAATGTCATAGCTCCCGGTGACATCTTTAATTCGTCCCATAATGGGAGGGAACGCCAGACCCGCAATATTGGCAACTGCGTTAATCAGAGCGATCGAGGCCGCCCCCGCCACGCCGATCAACGACTCCGTCGTGACAGCCCAGAAAATCGGTGTGATCGACCAGTTTAGCGCGACGGTCAGCACCAGCATGGCATAGGCCAGCGTCAGGTTCTGACAATAGATGGCGGCAAACAGCAGTAAGCCAGCGATAATGAGCGGTATACCTAAATGCAGTGCGCGTTCACGAGTCAGATCGGAATGCCGCCCATTGGCATACATGAAAATACACGCGAAAAAAAACGGCACAGCAGAGAGTATGCTAACAATCAGGTTACTTTTTTCCGCCACGACGCCCTTAACGATCAACGGCAAAAACAATGTGATGCCTATCGTGCCAAACGCCTGAAGCAACCACATAAAGCTCAACGCCCAGACGCGCTTATTCGTCAACGCCTGACTCCAGCCTTGATGCTGCCCGCCAGAGATATCCGCGCGCTCCTCTGACATTTTATTGACTAACCATTGCCGCTGCTGAGGTTCCAGCCATTTGGCCTGTTGAGGGGCGTCATCCAGATAAAAATAGGTTACCACGCCCAGTAATACCGCCGGGATCCCTTCCAACAGAAACAGCCAGCGCCAGCCTTCGATGCCGAAGAAACCATGCATATTCAGGATACTGCCGGATAGCGGTAAGCCAATGACCGACGCCAGCGCCGCACCGATATAAAACATCGACATCGCACGAGCACGATCGCTGCGCGGATACCAACAGGAGAGGTAATAGATGATCCCGGGAGTGAACCCGGCTTCTGCCACCCCGAGCAGGAAGCGCATAACATACAGTTGCATCGGCGTCTGGACCAGACTCATACCTGCCGCAATCACGCCCCAGGTCACCATAATACGCGCAATCCATATTTTCGCGCCGATCCGGCTTAGCAGAATGTTGCTCGGAATTTCAAAAATAATATACGAAATATAAAAAATACCCGCAGCAATACCGTACATCTCGGCAGTTAAGGCCAAATCGGCATTCATCTGCAATGCGGCGACGGAAATATTAGATCGATCAATATAGGCAATCAGGTATAGCAACATGATGAACGGGATAATGCGTCGGTTCATTTTCTTTAATGTTGACGAATATGCGTTCAAATCCAT